AGATGTTGTTGAAAACAACCCAATCTCCAACACCCCAGGTTGTTTCACCATTCAAGTTTGTTGAGCCAGCAACGCTGACGACGTAGTAGTCGCCCTTTGTACCCATGCTAGAGACAAGAGTTGGAGTGTTTGTAGAAGCGTTCCATGTGCCCTTGTAATCCAAAAATCCATCTAGGGCATCAATCTGTGATTGCAGACTTGCCAAGGTATCAAGAACACTCTGGCTAGTACCACCACCATTGGTGATAACCTTGATGCGCTCTGCGAGATCATGAGCAACAACCTCACCAACATTGATCTCACGGCCAGAAGACAGGCCAATGATTAGCGAACCATCAAAATCAATGCGGGCATCTACAACAGATACCCCATCCACACCATCTACACCATCTTTTCCGGGTGCGCCATCTTTACCACGAGGTCCGGGTGCGCCATCCTTACCCGGACGACCATCTTTACCATCGCGCCCATCACGACCATGAGCGCCATCACGACCATCTTTAATCGTTGATACGCGCTTTTCAAGAGCAGTGGTTACGCCATCGAACTTACCTTGTAGATCAGACTCGATCTTTTTAAGAGCTTGAATGACAAGTTGGACGTTCTCAGCAGCTTTGCGCTGCTGCATCGCTTTGATCTCAGATACAGAATTGCGAACAGCACTGAACAGGTTGTCAGCAACACCGTCTACGTTAGCTTTATCAAAGACCTTATCGATTTCCATTTTGCAACTCCATATTCAGCTTTTCAAGAAAGTCGTTCTCTAGAGAGACCACATCATTTTTTGCAGAACTCATCTGAAGTTCAACAATCTTGGTTTTGTTCTTGATGTCTGCCTCTTTAAGCATCAATTCGGCAATCTTAACCCTCTTGTCAAACTCACTTGACTCTTTTCCTTGGGGCAGATTAGTGGTGGTTGAGGCGATGACTTTGGCTTGTACCTCTTGCGGCATAAGCTGCGCCTCTGTAAGCAACTTCTGCGCTTCAGCACGGTTCTTCTCGGCCTGAGTCGTTTTGTCAGCAATCTGAGCCTGAGCAGCCTGAAGCTCCAACTGACGCGCTGCCATAGCCAACTGTTGAGCCTCTGGATCGGGCTGCGACATCTGATCGAGAGCGGCGATCAACTCATACCTGTTAGAAAGGCTAGAGTTGTTCAAAATACCCTTCAAAATCAATGGCAGTACAGGTGTATTTGGACCCAAAGTCTGAAGTAGACCGATGAATTGCTGCTGTTCGTACTCCCGAGCAATGATGCCAAGCGTAGCAGTCGGAATGAACTTCATATCCACGCTCGGATACCGCTCAGGATCAAACTGCATGTACCTGAAAGCGGCCTTCTGGATAAACGGAATCAGGAAGTCCTCTTGGAAGTTCACCAAGGTACGTTTGTACTTCTTGATAATTGTCGCAACAGCGGTGGACATAGCTTGTCCGTCCCGTGCGCCATTCGTTACCATGCCCTGACTATCCAGAGTACCCGTTGCTTGAAGCAACATACGCTCAAATTCTTGAGAAGTACGCAGGTTATCTGGGCTGGTTTGGCCAAACTTGAATGGATAAAGGATTTCGGCTGGGTTGCCGTTGACCATAAACGCTTTCCCGGGCTTAACCTCAAAACGAGCGCCCCTTGGTAGTCGAGTAGCGTCCATCCCCATCATGGGAGCGGTCGTCAAGGCCAGCGAATCCAGATGAGAACGGATCTGGGCGTCGATAGCCTTCTGCATGTTGTAGGACTTCTCGACGGTACCTCTGCCTAGCAAGCGATTAGGAACCGTGTCGTCTTGGTACGCGAGTACCGGACGATCCTTCATCATGTAAGGATTCTCTTCTGCCTTCAGAAGCATCGAGCCATTGGCGATAACTACGATGGCCTCGACCATATCGGTATAGTCTTCGGCAACAGAATCATCGGGAAACAGCACAACTGTCTCCGTATCCTTCTCTTGTAGGTATTCCCGAGGCACAAGACCGTAGTAGGTCAGCAGCAGAACCTTTTCATCTTGGTACTGGCTAGGCTCTTGGGTCGGCTCAAGGTCGGAATCCTCGTAGGTAGTCCCGATGTTGACCTTCTTGTAGATGCCTTTTTCGATTCCTTCGACGACCTTGTGGATCGAGACATACTTCTCGATAGCCACGCCCATGCAGTCATCAATAGAAGTACCGTTGGGGTCAAAAAGGAAGTTCTTTGGGTTGACAGGATTGAGCTTTACAGCAACGCGAGACTTCTCAATGACGCCGATGGCTGCTTGTCCAGGCTGGCCGGGAATGGGCTGTGTTGCTGGTTCAAAGACTTTCTCGGTCTTAACGATGATTTCACCGATACCAGTACCATAGATCTCGGCCATCAACTCAATCTGGTCGATTGACTTGCGGATCTTGTCCTGTTTGAAGTCCTCCATGAGCTGTGCCTTGAGCAAGGACACATCGAGAGGATTGCCGTTTACATCTTGGAGGTCATCTTGGATGTCAAAAAACTCGCCCTGACCGAAAATTGCCTCCATGATCTCTGCATGGCGGGTTTCGACGGCTTGCTGGGTAGCAGGAGTGACAATGCGTGAACGCTCGGAGTCACGGACTTTATCTTCAGCGGCCCATTCGCCACGGAAGATGCGCTCGTATTCCAGCCAAGAATCTAGAAAGTTGGTGTTTCGGTAATCACGCCACCGGTCACAGTGGTCTACGACAAACGCCGTCAGTTCTTTGTCGTTCTCTGTCGGCTCGTAGAACTCGTTTTGATCCATACTAGACTCCTGATATTACGTCGATAGGCTCCCAGCCATCATCAGCCTCTTCATAGTAGCTTGTCACAGCTAACTGGTCGATATAGCTGAGGGCGTCAGGCAGATCATCGTGTACCCCGACTGCGGGAAACATCAGAAGTTGGTCAACAAAGTCGTCCCAATTCTCTTCGTTGTTTAGCACTATTCTGCCGTGTTCAAACCGGCCTTGCAATGCCCATATGATTCTATCCGCTTTCTTGCGATTTCCGTGAGTTAAATCAACGATGTGCGAGAAGATATTGTTCTTCCGCATTAAATCGCTCAAATAGGGCAAAACGGCGTTTTTTAGCGCCCCACGCTCAATTCCGACACTCAACGGGCGATAGTCCCGCATCTTCATCAGTATCTTGGTCGCTGTCTCACGGATATCCCAACGGCCATGCTCAATCTCTTTGACGAACCATTTCCCGTCGTCAGTGACCTTAACAACCGCAATTGCAGACTCATCGAGCCGCTTTTTAGAATTAGCCGCCTGTTTGGCAACTTCTTCAAAGCCAGCAAGATCGACGGCCACAAAGTAGCTGCCGTAGGACGGCTCTTCCCCGTATTTGATCCACTCTTCTTTAAATACGTCTGAGCCAGCGTTGGAAAAACTAGCCATGTACTCTTGCTTGAAAGCAAAGCTGGAGAGCGTTTTTTTAGCAGACTCAATCTCATCTGGGTCGATCAGTGGGTTGTCTTTGGTCGTAAAGTGCCAGGACTTCCAGTCCTTGTCGTCGCCTTCTTGGCCCAACTTCCACAGGTCGTGAAACCAGTTCCTGCCCTTTGGTGTACCAATAAAGATCGCTTTGCCCTTTTTATCCGACAAAGATGCTCGGATAACTTGTTCCCAGGCTTGGGGCTTGATATCGGCCACCTCGTCCAGAACCGCGAAGGTCAGGGACACACCCCGCAGGGTATCAGGGCGGTCAGCGCCACGGACGTAGATTCTGGCCCCGTTTATCAGGGTAATGTCTAGGTTGTTGACGTTGGATGTCTGGATGACTTCCCGGCCAAGGTCTAGCAGCAGATCCCAGACGATCTGGCGGGACTGACCCATCGTAGGGCTGACGTACAAGACGGCTGAACCCTGTGGGCAGCGTAGTCCCTCGATAATCAGCATGGTAGCGGCCAGCCTAGACTTCCCACAGCGCCGACCGGCAGCGATAACCTTAAAGCGGGTCGGGTCTGCGTAGACCTCTTGCTGCCAGGGTAGGAGTGAGAAGTTGAGGTCAGACATCTTTGGGTTCTACGTCTTCAGCCTCGATAGTCTCCCCGACCTGAACGCCAATGCCGGAGATAGTAATGTTTACAGCACTACGCTGGGCGCTGGTCTTCTCAAACAGGCTGACAGGAAGTGCGCGTTCCATGCACATCTTGAGCGCGGCCATCTGTTGTGGATGGTCGTCGTTCATGGCGATGTCAATGACCTTGGCAACGACAGCCTCGCCCTTGGACTCCACCAGCATCTTCTTTAGCTCTTTGAGCCGCTGATACTCAGTCTTGGGTAAAACAGCAGGTGTTCTATAAGCCATAGTTCATTGTATAGCAAGCTATCGGATACCCCAATAGGGTAAACCATGATAGAGTGTCGTTACGGGGCTATGACCCAGCCCTCTATGCGGTTGAGCCGACCAAGTAGGATAAACGTGACGAACTGGGTGAGTCTCAAGTAGCCCCCTGCCAATGCTGTGAAGCACCGCAGGCCAGGTGAACAGGGCAAGCGACTCAGGCGCTACCAAGCGTAGTCTAGATAAACGAGAGGCTCCCTTGAAAAAGGACACACCCTTTACGGGTCCCTGTTCTTTTCTTCTCCACCAATCAGACTACTCCACTTTTTTTCGCCAGCAGCAGTATGTGTGGGCAAAGGCTAAATTGGCTTTTTCGGAGGGAGTGGGGCACCTACAAATTTTTCACACAGACGCAGACCCTCCCCCCCCCTGTCTCATAAACACTACACCAAACCCTACCTGTTGCACAAATACAACACAGGGTTCACCCTACTGTGGCATAAATACAACACTGTTGCGTAAATACAACACAGGGTTTTCCCTTAGGTAGAAACCCTAATAGGGTTAACCCTCATGCGGTGGGTGCATAGGGTTATGCAAATTTTGCATGGGGTCGGGGGAGGCGGATGGTGCTTTTCTGGGGGTCTTGACCTTGCTTGCCCTTGCTGATGTTTCACGTGAAACGTTGGGGAAAAAACGTGGGGCTAGCGGATGGATTGACCGCCACAATTCCAGGCATTCATTGAACCCGATGCTTAGGTCTCCATCGCCGGCCGACAGTAGTATTTCCCGTTGTTCCGGCGTCAGTGTTCGCTTAAAAACCCGCGTGTCTTGTTTGCATGGCCTTGGCATAAGTGTTGGCTAACCTACTGTATAAAGGATCAGTGCTTTTCTAAGGGTTTCCCCTATTCTAGGGGCGTTTAGTTTCCTTGACAATTCTAGTCAACCCGCAAGCACAACGCATGGCGGTCTCTTAAGGGAACATCATGGAATCAATCTTCGCATTCAACCAGTATCGCCCGCTCACTGAAGAACAGATCGAGCGGAAAGTAGAGATTCAGATTGACCGCCTGGATCGTCATTTACTGGGAAATCAGATCACGCAAGAGCAGTATGACCGGGACATCATGGCCCTGGATACATGGGCTGCTCAGCAATACGAGTTTACAAAATCTTTCCAGTGAGGTTCCGCCATGAATGCATTCATCAAAACCACGGCAGGCCTTCACAAAATCTATCGGTCTGGCAATGATTGGAAGATCGTTTTTCCGGACGGGTCGGAAAGATGGCGGTCTGTTTGGCCTGATCATGCCAAAGCATCATTAGTCCAGGCCTTGCGTCTGATTCCGAATGCCGATCATCTTGATCTGCAAATCGTTGACCTGTACAAACAATCTTGATTGGAGACATCATGCCCGGATTTGATCATTCCCATATGTTTGACATCGTTGAATCAAAACGATGGATCAACGATGACGGTCGCACAGCATCTGTTCACGGGTCTGTTCCGTGGACATCAGACTCAGATCGGTCTGCTTGGAGAATTCAGGTTGTCGGTTACACAGTACAGCATAAAAAGACGGGAACAATTGGAATCGGTCGTCAACCTTGGAAGACCCTGCAAGACGCCGAAAACTGGTTGTACGGTCGTTGATTGACATTTCAACCTGATGCGTCTTTTGGGCGCATTGGGATGCAATGTCGCATCTATTCCCTTCGGGGTCTTTTTGGAGCATTTAGCATGAAAAATCCGCGTTATATCCCTTCCGGTTATACCCTTTACGCCAAAGATGAGCGCTTCGGGTTCGAGGTTTACGCCAGCACAAGCCCGCGCATTGTTGCAATGGCCTTCGGCGGTAAGCGCTCTAAACCTGATTGGCACTACCGATTTCAAGATATGACCCGTCTTGATGCCAAGATCGCCGAAACCCTGGCGGGCTTGATGTCTTGGGAAGATCGCAAGGTCAAGCACAAGGCCCAGCGCAGCGCGCCCCATGATGTCAAGGTCGGGGACGTTTTCCGCTGCTCGTGGGGATACGATCAGACCAACATCGATTTTTACGAGGTTACTGCCGTTTTTGGTCAGATGGTGGAAATCCGTGAGATCGGACAAGATCGGCAGGAAACCGAGTTTATGCAGGGTCAATGCGTACCCTTGCTGGGCAGTTACAGGGGCGATGCCATGCGTAAAAAGGTCAGCATGGGATCTGGAGAACCATCGATTCGAATTTACTCATTTGCCAGCGCATACCGCATGAAACCGGTTGCGAAGATCGCTGACAAGCCCCTTTTTGAGTCGTCACACTGGACGGCATATGCTTAACAGTACATTCCCTGCTTATCAGACGGCAGGGATTGCGGCCCGATGGGGCTGCTTTTCCTGCTGTACTCCACTAGACCCCAACACGACAGAAGATGCCGGTTATCCACCAGGAAGCGGGCAATACCGTATGCAATGCCTTAAATGTCGATCTTGGACATTTTTTGACCTAATGCAGCCTGAACCCTGGCCCTTTCCTGCTTCCATCTGAAATCCATCTGAAATCCATCTGAAATCCATCTGGAGAAACCATGTCCGACAAAATCCTAGATTTCATCGCTGCCCTGCTATGCGGTGCAGTCCTCACAGCCCTTGCCCTGGCCTACTTCGACGTCCTATGCAAATAATCACAATTGACCATTACGTCGGGGACGATCTGACCCTGATCTGCGATCTTGAATATCACCCTGCCGATCCGGGTCAACCAGACCCTGAGCGGGGCGATTGCTGCCCACCATCACCAGCAGAGTTCTACCTAATCAAGGCGTGTATCCAATGTGTGGATGGGTGCATGGTTGATGTTACGCCCCTGATCTCTGACGATCTGCGCGATTTGATCGAGATAACAGCAGGGGGCGATCTATGATCTACGCAGTAGCAGCCCTGGTGCTTCGCATCATCCTGGGCAAAAAAAGCTAAATTAGCCAAGTTATCGCCAAAATATAAACCCGCTAATCTCACTCTATGGCCCTTCGGGGCCATTTTTATTCCATCTGCTCACGGATCAAGAGATCAATTCCTGGGTGCTGGCTGTAAACCTTCGTCATGTGCAAGCTAACGATCTGGCTGTCGTCCAGATAAACAATGCAATTTAGGGAGTCTAGTACCGATTTTGCAAGGTTGTCTAGGTCTGGCTTCTTGGTTGGCTTCTCAGAACCCGCCAAACAGGCCGCTATGCGTTTTTTTGGATAGCTCTTGGGGATAGGTAGCCTGAAGTATAGATAGACCGCTAGAGGCGTTTCTAGCGGCTCTCTGGTCATGGCCTGCCTTGCAGCTTCCCGAACTTCGGTTTCAAAATCCTGAGTCTTTTTTGGGGTGTATGTCCGGACAATGTCCCCAATCTTCGCAAATTTGGGTCTGCCCTTCGGTATAGGGTTTATGTCTATATGAAAAGTTAAGCTAAACATCAGTCACCGCAAAAGCAGTCTATGCCATCAGCGCCATCAAACAATTCGCGCTGATTGGAGACAAAATTAATCATATCCTTGTAAGCTGGTATAGCGTTATTGAATCGTGCGCCTATTCGCGACTCCTGATCTGCCCACCAGATCGCCCGCTCTGGGTTGCTTTTCACCAAATTTAGTAGATGAGCCGGTTTTTTTAGATAGCACAGGTCACAATTGCTAAGCAAAGAATTTCCGTCTACTGTGACTGTCTCCAGATTGAAAGGCTGTTTAGACCAGAAGTCTAGAACCTCAAAATTTGACACTCCCGCGCTTGCCAGAGGCGTCAGTTTTTCGTCCTTGTTGTCTCTCATCTTTGCCACACGCCTAGGCTCATCAGCCCTGATGCCGACAAAGGTTGCAAAGTCATTCCAGCCCAAAGATGCCAGATATTTTTTCATTGGCAGGATTTTTAGCTCTGTCGTGCAAAACCTAGCAAAAGTGTTCGGAAGATAGTTTTTCTTTGTGATCAGCGCCTCAAATGGTTCGCCTTTCTTGCTGGAAGACTCAAAATCGACAACAGCAAATCCTGGCGGCTCTGCTCTGAACTCTAGCCAAATGATCTCAACACCCCACTCCTTCGAGCAGCGATCAACAAACCTCAGAGTTGCCTCATCCTCTTTGCCCGTGTTTGCAAAACAAACTTTCGCCTCCTCAGGCAATCCGTTGTTTTCTTGCAACACTCTCCAAAGCATATAAGCACTTGTCCTGCCGCCAGAGAAGCTGATGCAGGTTGGGCTATCAATTTTGAAGTGGTTCATTTTTCTTGGTTCATCCAGTACCTGAGTTCAGTTGCAGCTTCTTTGCCCCTGATCTTCTCAATGTCCCCAATAATACCTGCCCACCATGCCCGAGCTACTGCTGCGCCCTCCCTGCCAGCTTTCATCCGGTAGCGCCTGAGCCATTCTTTTGCCTCACATCGTCTCATGTACACGCGTTCGTTTTCGTCCACGCAAAGTCACCATAAATAGATTTTGCCGCACAAATATAAGCAAAATGAGCTTCTTCAGGCGTTTTAAAGTATCCTAAATGTTTAGATCTATTGTTAATTTTTATTGACGCTTTAAATTTACCTTGATCAAAACATACGCCTTTTAGACCTATTTTGTTGTTACTATTTGCCCTGCGATTTACATTATTTTGCACAATTGTTGCTGGTCTTAAATTTTCTATCCTGTTGTCAGTTTTATCGCCATTTATATGATCCAAAATATCTGGGCAAACATCGTAATGAAAGGCAAAAATTAAACGATGAACCCGATATCGAACATTGTTTAATGTACAAGCCCTATACCCATTTTTTTCTATCCATCCAACAATTACCCCCTTTTTCGCTTTTGCATATGTTTTTTTCCAATACAAATTTCCATCTTTGTATTCAAAAATCTCTTGCAATTCTGTTTTTGTGGGCAATGTTTTGATAGGTTTCATAGATTACTCCATCAATTTTGTCGCCTCCATCTGTCTCATGGTCGTCCAAGTCTCCCGTAAGGCGGAGGGCACGATCAACGATTTCTCTCGGGTAGAAGACCCCTGCTTTAACCCTGTCGAGGATTTTTTTCGCTTGGTCATAGGTCATTGTCCGCCCCTTAAAGCTGCTAGCCTTTGCCTGATGTGATCTGGCATCGTAACCGCACCAGCCATGCGCTCTTGGTACTGCTCTGCCATCGTGACGGCCTTTTTTGGTTCTGGTATCTCTGCCCCGTCCCATCTTTGTTGATTCAGGTAGACCAGCGGAGCCGGTATGTACGCGCCGTTGTCTTTTCGCCACTGGTCGGTGGTTTTCATCCACTCAACGTGCTTGATGATCTGATCTGCACAGGTTTCGTAGTAGTGCTTCTTCCACTTTGCTAGACAAGCTGCCTTTGCGCCTTTTCTAAAACTCTTGGGCCATGCTGCCCAGAATCTGTCGAATCCACTCTCAAACATTGCGCCTCCTGTAGTTGAATCATAAACACCATAATTCATATGGTTCACCCAAAAGACCCCCCTACCCCACAGAGTGTGAGGAAGGACGAGTTAGGTTCACCCCCCATTGAAGGGATCGTCATGCTACGGATTGTCCGTATGCCCCAGGCTTGACGATTCGACCAGCCCACCGGATTGTTCGGGAACTGCCCCCTAGCCTTGCGGCATACCGGCTACCCTTTTCTTCCACGCCCTCAGGTTGAAGTCTTACTATCGTGTGGAGTACGGATGTCGAGCAGAAAACAAAAAAGCCGCTTAAGTTCTACCCCCGATAGCGGAACCCCGGGGAGGTGTCCGGGGCCGGAGGTAGACTTAAACGGCCTTACATGTCGTCCGCTATGACAACGGAACGAAGTCTCTAGGATTTTTTGGAGCTTGTCAAGCCCCTACTGCAAATAGGGTGTTGGTGGCCCGCATAAAGCAGCGTTCGCCAAACAGAAAGGAAGCATCGGCGCTAACCCGATGCGCCACCAACGGGGCTAATCGTAAACCACTCAGGCTTCAAGTGCATGAGCTGGTAGACCCTGCCCTGTGGAATCTTCTTCCAGTTGCTCACAGCGCCCCTACTGATGCCCAGCAGCCTAGCCAATGCAGCCGCATTGCCAGCCCTTGCGATTGCTTCTTCTTTGGTCATGTGTTTATTTTACTACACATTGGATTAGGGTTTGTCCTAATGACTGATGTTTAGTGGGCTATACAATGATGGCTTATGAGAGGAAAAGGAACGCCCTACTACGGAAAGCTAATGACTGATTCGTTGCCCAGCGAGGTCAAGGCCATTTGGTACAGCCGAGATGCTGAGTTGCCGGAGCTGCCAAAACACGGCTGGTCATGGGAATTGCAGACCGACATAGAAGCCATTGAAAAGCACGATCTCGTTGTAAAGCTGCTGGAGGCCATACCGCTGACTGAGCGAGAGGATCTTGTGGTGCGACTCGTGGTGCTAGAGAACGAGACTTTCCGCGATGTTGGCGATCAGTTGGATTGCACCACTGAACGGGCGCGTCAGATCTACATGAAGGCTATACGCAAGCTCAGGACTAAACAAGCCGCCGTTACCGGAATTGCTATTTGGCCTTATGAGTGTGAGATCAACACCTGGAGAGGTTGGAAGCACTTTGAGAAGAATCGACCATGAGCCTATCAGACCATCAGATTTTTATGCTCAAGCACTTCGCTTTGGGCTGGAAATTCAGGCTAAAAAATGACAAGCCTGGAAGCTGGATAACCTACTGGTCACTTAGACGGCGCAAGCTGGTAGATGCCGGTAGCGTAGTGACGAAGCTGGGCCGTGAGGTACTGGCAAAAGAGTTAGATCTACAAGCCAAACGAAAGGAAAAAAATGAGCATTGAAGCAATGAAGCAGGCGCTGGGAGCATTGGACGCGTACATGAACGCCTCAGATAGCCAGGAAGATGCAAGAGCACACACAATGCTGTCTGTGGCGGCTGGAATGCTCCGCGCCGCCATCATAGAGGCTGAGAAGCAACCAGCACAGCGTGAGTGGGTCGGCTTCACAGATGAAGAGATCAACGAGTACGACTACGAGCATCGAGACTTCATCTACGACATCGAGGCCCTGCTGAAGCACAAAAACACCAGATTAGGGTAAATCCCTATTCCGCAGTGTTCAGAAGCCTATACACTACATCCCATGCCGCAGCATCCCGCAGCGGTCTTTAAGGAGCGAAAATGAGTATCGAGAACCTGCTCAAGACTAACGTAAATGAGCATCTATCATACAACCCAGATACAGGATTATTTACCTGGCGTATGAAGCGCGGCAACAAAGCCGCTGGATCCATAGCAGGAAGTCAACACAATAACGGATATCACACAATTTTTTTGTGTGGTCGTAGATTTTACGCGCATCGCCTAGCTTTTTTGTTTATGCGCGGCAACCTACCAACTGGCGTTGTTGATCATATCAATGGCGTCAAGAATGACAACAGGTGGATAAATCTACGAGATGTTTCTCAAAGTGAGAACATGGCAAATAGATCTGGAGCACAAAAAAATTCAAAGACTAAACATCTTTGTGTGAGCCCTCATGTTGCTGGTGGATACGTTGTTCAGATTAGGCGAAACAAAAAACGCATCTATGTAGGATATTTTAAAGAACTGGAAGCCGCATTAGTTGCTTATAAAGGAGCCGCAAATGAGTATCTCTGAACTTTTAAAAATCAACGTCAACGAAAAAACAGAGCGCAAGAATGGCCTGACCTACCTAAGTTGGGCATGGGCTTGGGCTGAAGCCCTGAAAGCTGATCCAACAGCCACATTCAAGGTCGAGACGTTCAAGCGCGATCAGTACACCGAAGAGCCGTTCATGACCCTGCCAGGAGGCACTGCAATCGTCTGGGTCACTGTGACGATCTTTGGCAAGGCAATGACCTGCCAGCTTCCAGTCATGGATCACCGCAACAAAGCTATCCCGAATCCAGACGCCTTCCAAGTCAATACGGCCATCATGCGCTGCATGACTAAAGCTCTGAGTCTGCATGGCCTGGGTCTGTACATCTATGCCGGTGAAGACCTGCCCGAAGGCGATGCCCCTGACGTTACAGACTGGCTGTCAGCTATCGAGGCCACAGTGACTGGTGAAGAGCTTCAGACGGTCTACAAACAGGCCTACGAGGCTTGCCAGGGCCATCAGGAGTCCATCAAGAAGGTGATCGAGGCTAAGACCGCCCGTATTGCCCGTGCCAAGCAGGAGAAAGCAGCATGAAAGACACAGGAGGACCAGCTTTCCCGTTTGACGGAACCCATGCTTTTACCGGGATGAGTCTGCGAGACTACTTCGCGGCCAGGGTGATGCAGAGCTTTATTACATCGGATCGATTTGTCACCTATGAATCCTGTGCTGTCGATTCTTACGCAATGGCAGACGCTATGCTGAAAGCGAGGCAGTCAAATGGCTGACCAACGCACAGACGCATGGCTCCAACAGAGAATTGGCAAAGTCACGGCCAGCAACTTGCACAAAGTGCTAGCCAAAACCAAGACCGGCTACGGGGCTGATCGGGGTCATTACCTGACCCAGCTAGTCCTAGAGCGCATTACAGGCCAAAAAGCCGATTCCTACACCAATGCAGCCATGCAGTTTGGTATCGAGCAGGAAGCCTTCGCTAGAGCCGCTTACGAGGCCCATAGAGGCGTTTTGGTGGAAGAGGTGGGGTTTATCCCTCATCCGACAATTCCAATGGCTGGAGCGTCTCCTGATGGCCTCGTAGAGGACGGTATGGTAGAGATCAAGTGTCCAGAATCGGCAACCTTCCTTGAAGTGCTGCTATCCCAAAACCCTGTTGCTGGCAAGTACTTTGCCCAGATGCAGTGGCAAATGAGGTGCGCCGACAGACCCTGGTGCGACTATGTTGTTTTTGACCCACGTTTTCCACAAAAAATTCAGTTGGTTATACATAGGGTAAATCGGGATGACAGATGGTTGGCAGAAGCTGAAACTGAGGTCAAGAAGTTCCTTTGCGAAGTAGAGGAAAAAGTGCAATCGTTGAAACAGAAGATTGGAGAATGAAATGAGTAAAGTTCTGAAAGAGATTTCCTGCGTTACGGGCGAGTACAAAAACGCCCAGGGCGAGGTCAAGAAGCGATACACCCGCATCGGCAGCATCATTGACACCAAGAACGGTGCCATGCTCAAGCTGGACACGATCCCGCTTAAAGAGGGTGGCTGGGATGGCTGGGCCTACCTGAACGATCCCAAAAAGGAGGATCAGCAGGCCCGTCCAGTACGACAGGCCAAGCCCGAGTTTGAAGAAGACTTGCCCTTTTAACCATGAAAGCAGCAAGCCTAGAGAAATCGGATCGCCTTAACAGGGTCCGTGATCTGCTGCTTCAGGGTGGGGAGTTCTCCACTCTGGACATCATCAAACAGGCCAACGTCTGTGCGGTGAATTCAATCATTGCCGAACTTCGTCAAAACGGCATCGGTATCTCTTGTCAGCGCAGGGGCGAGAGATGGTTTTATAAACTGGAGGAAGTATGACTGAAACACGAAAAGAATCTTCAATTAGCCTGGGTGATATGAAAAGTATCTTTATTACCCAATCATTTGACAACAAGACGGTTGTGGCTTTGTATGTCCCAGGAGGATATATCTACATCAATCTTGATGATTGTCAGCTAGAACAGTTCATTGATGCCCTTACACAGTTCAAAAAGGAACCAGCATGAAAAAAGTACTCGCAGCCCTTGGAATCGCCCTTGTAACCACTGGTGCATGGGCACAATGCTCGACTCATACCTACGTGATTAACGGACGGATGGTGACTTGTACAACCTGTTGCTATGGACCTAGCTGTTCGACCAACTGCTTTTGATGAACCCATTTGATCCCAATTACAAGGCCCAGATTAGCCTGAAAGACCTGGAGCGATCCAGAAAGACCTCCTATCAGGCTAGTCGGGTCGTCAATGCAAGACGTTTATCTGGCGTAGAGCCAAGCAAGTCATACGCTACTCGGGTTGGGGCTTACAAAGGCACCAATCCAGAAGCAATGACCCTAGAAATGGCTGAAATGACGCCTCACAAGAGGACTATTGAGAAGAAAGGCAAGAAATGAGAGACAGCGACATTGTTGACATATGGCGCAAGCACAAGGAAGTTCACGCATTTGCTAACGAGATTCTGAACATCGAGCGCAAGATCTGTGCAGAGATTGCCGACCAGAATGAGCGCAAACATGAGCTACGTCAAATTAAAGGCAAGTGGGAATGGGTTAGTCCAGCCGCTGAGGCTATCAGGGCCAGGATAATCT